CCCGACCCGACCCGACCCGACCCGACCCAAAAAGGGGGAGGGGTAGCAGACAGTGTTACGACCGCGCGCGCGGATGTTTTGCCCCCCTCTTTTTCTTTGGTTGATCCGGCTGACGCTCGCTGCGCGGCGCACGCCGGGTTGCCCCGGGATCAGGTGCCAGCGTGTGGGGCGTGTCGTGACGCGAGGCTCGCCGCTGAGCAAGCCGCCGAGGATGCCGGGCGAGTGCGCCGCGAAGCCATCGATGGCTGCCAGTGGTGCGACGACAACGGGCACATCAGCCGCACGGTTGACGGCGTTGTCCAGGTAAAAAAGTGCAATCACCAGGAGTTTCCTAGGTTTGATGATCCCGCGCCGGGCGGATTTACGCCCGCTAGTAGCCCACAGGCACGCCAAAATGTGCTCAAGCGTTTTAAGTGAGATGGCTCAAAATCGAGCCAGAAGAGGCCTCTCGCGCGTTTTCACCCCGTTTTGGCTACACACGTGTACCCCACATGGGTTTGAAACGCTTAAAACCCCCAAAATTGGGCACAAGCACAACACCCGCGAAAACCCCCACCCACACCAACCAATCGAACACAATCGAACACCCACAGCCCCTAGGCTACCAAAAGGAAAACCCATGCAAAAGTATGACGACTTCATCCGAAACAAAATCAACTTTCAAAAACTCCACGGCCACCAAATCCAACAAAACGAAATCAACCCGCTACTCAAACCCCATCAAAAAGACATCGTTCAATGGGCAGTAGCAGGAGGACGGCGCGCAATCTTTGCAGCATTCGGCCTAGGCAAATCCGTCATGCAAATCGAAACCCTACGCCTCACCCTCAAGCACCACGGGGGCGGCAAAGGCCTCATCATCTGCCCACTCGGTGTGCGTATCGAAATCAAGCACGACGCCGCAATGCTCGGAGTTGACACCCGGTTTGTGCGCCGCACCGACGAACTCGACGGCGACGGAATCTACGTCACCAACTACGAATCAGTCCGGGACGGGAAACTCGACCCCACCGAGTTCACCGCCGTCACCCTCGATGAAGCATCCGTTTTGCGCTCCTACGGGTCAAAAACATATCAAGAGTTTCTACAACTCTTCGACACCGTCACATACCGGTATGTGGCGACCGCCACCCCATCACCAAACCGGTACAAGGAACTGATTCACTACGCCGGATTCTTAGGGATCATGGACACCGGCAACGCCCTCACTAGGTTTTTCCAACGAGATTCAACCAAAGCAAACAACCTCACCTTGTACCCCCACAAGGAAAAAGAGTTCTTTTTGTGGCTCAACACATGGGCCGCTTTTGTCCAGTCCCCCGCCGACCTCGGACACGACGCGACCGAATACACTTTGCCCCCTAACCACATCGAGTTTCACAAAGTCGACGTGGACATCACCACCGACGAAACCGACCGCAATGGGCAAGGCTACATTTTCCGAGACACCCAAATGGGCCTCAAAGAATCAGCGGCTGAAAAACGTCGCAGTATAAACGCCCGCTGCAATAAAATGATGGAACTCATCCAGCAACACCGGGCACAATCCCCCGGTAAACAAATCGTACTGTGGTGTGACCTCAACGCAGAACAAGACGCGATTGAAAAGCACCTCAAAGACGCGGGCCTCACATTCTCCTCAATCCGTGGAAGCCAAACCCCCGACCAGGTAGAAGAACTCCTAGAGCAATGGAGAAACAAAGAAACCTACGCCCTGATCGGTAAACCCATCATGCTCGGATCAGGTATGAACCTCCAACAAGCAAACACCGCGATCTTCCTAGGAATCACCTACAAATTCAACGACATCATCCAAGCAGTTCACCGCATTCACCGGTTTGGCCAAAAAACCGACACCTACACCCACCTGATCTACGCAAACACGGAAACCTCCGTGGTGAAAACCGTCCAAGAAAAATGGCACCTACATGAGGAGCTGACCCACAACATGACAGACATCATCAAAGACTACGGTCTCAACCCCAAAAACATCATCGAAGCGCTACAACGAGACATCGGAGTGGAACGCATCGAAATAAGCGGCAACCGTTTCACCTTCGCAAACAACGACTGCGTGAAAGAAACACAGATGATGGAAGAGGGCAGCGTCGACCTAATCGTTACCTCCATCCCCTTTGCCAACCACTACGAGTACACGCCGAATTACAACGACTTCGGGCACACCGACAACAATGAACATTTTTGGGCGCAAATGGACTACCTCACCCCACAATTGCTCCGAATCTTGAGCCCCGGTCGCATCTACGCCTGCCACGTCAAAGACCGTATCAACTTTGGTAACACCACCGGCGCGGGAATCCCCACCGTCTCACCCTTCCACAGTGAAGCAATTCAACACGGTATCAAGCACGGGTTCGACTACATGGGCATGATCACCGTCACCACCGACGTGGTGAGGGAAAATAACCAAACCTACCGCTTGGGCTGGTCGGAGCAATGCAAAGACGGCTCAAAGATGGGTGTAGGGTCACCGGAATATATTCTGATCTTCCATAAGCCACAAACAGACCGTTCACGCGGATACGCTGACGTACCCGTGACAAAGAGCAAGGAAGAATACAGCCGTGCACGGTGGCAAACCGACGCTCACGCATTCTGGCGCTCTTCAGGTAACCGGCCCCTCACCGTCGATGAACTCGCAGAACTCCCACACGATCAACTGGGGAAAATGTTCACAAAGCAGTCTTTGCAGCAGATCTACGACCACGAGACGCATGTGAAGATTGGTGAAACCCTCGACTACAAAGGCGCGTTGCCGTCTACGTTTATGGCGCTCGCCCCCGGTAGCTGGCAAGAGGATGTTTGGCACGACATCAACAGGATGCGGACCCTCAACAGTGAACAGTCAAAGCGGAACGTGCAAAACCACATTTGCCCACTGCAATACGACATTGTTGAACGCCTTATTCGCCGCTACTCCAATGAGGGCGACCTAGTCTTTGACCCCTTCGGAGGCATCGGCACCGTGCCACTAACCGCTTTGCGTATGGGTCGTAGGGGTAGGGGAGTGGAACTCAACAACGGTTACTTCCTGGACGCAGTCGCATATTTGCAAGCAGAAGAGCAAAAAGTCGAAACCCCATCACTGTTCGACCTACTGGACGAAACAACCGACGCAGCTTAACCACCCGTCACCTGGCCGCTGGCCGTGAGGCGCACCGGCCCCAACCCTCAAGGACACGCAATGCTCAACTACCATATCCCCCTGCACTATCGCCGCCCACCCCTAACCGCAAACATGCGCCTCCACTGGGCAAAAAAGGCGGAAATCACAAAAGAAATCCGCACAACAACCACATGGCTCGCAAAAGCCCACCGGCTACCACGAGACCTCCAACACTGCACCATTACCCTGCACTATGCACCCGTTGATAAACGCCGCCGCGACGCTGACAACCTTGTCCCCACCCTGAAAGCAATCTGCGACGGCCTCGTTGACTACGGCCTCGTACCAGATGACACCCCCCAATTCATGACTAAGCACATGCCGATCATTGAGCAGCCAGAACGCCCCGCACGAACCTGGATCACCATCACAGAAGGAGAATAAACCATGCAAGACCGGCCACAAGCTATACGCAATTTTGGATACTTTCAACTCAGCTACAGATTCCACCAATCAAGACGTTTCCCTGACCTCAAATTCATCAATGAAAGTTATGTCGCCACACTCCAATTCAGTATCCCCGGCGCAAGCGCGCGTGTTATAGCTACCGCTAGACAACTTGAACGCTGGTACGACTTCTTTGAGTTGAGCATCGACGATGGCGGAATTTACATGCAAACCCTACCCATCATGCGCACAAGTGAAGAATATGGGCGCATGCAGGTCAAAACCTACAACAATAAACTGTACTTTGACAGCGGCACCATGGACACCACCATAAACTTTGCTAGCTGCCTCAATGCGTTCACCAGCTGCATAAAAGAAATCTACCGCGAACTCGACGAGCTGGAAGAGGCGTGGTGAGCATGACTACCTCTAACCCTTGGATCAGGTACGGGGATGTTCTCGAAGTCATTGAACGCAGCACTAACGATGCTATGAGCGGGAAGCGCTCAGTGAAAAATCAACGCGACTGGTTCTACTGGGAGGGGGTTAAAGAAAACTGCCGGGTGATGGGTGTCAACGTTGCTGATCTCGCTGTGTCCACGCCGCAACCCCCAACCGCTGAAATGGTTGAAGTCCGCACCCTAGCCCGGGTGATCGACTACATCGACATGCTCATTGAAAATGCCTTAAGCGGCCCTAGCAAACAAGTGCAAACGGGCAAACTATGGGGTCTAAAAACCCTCCGCGCTGAACCCCGCACTCAACAAGACAACCTCCAAGGAGATTAACCATGCCCACCCCAATTGCCCACATTGGCCCCGCGCCTGTTAAAGCTCACGCCACGGACGCGGGCTATGACCTTGTGTCAACGGCACCTAGAACACTAGCCCCCGGCCAACATGCCCTCATCCCTACCGGCCTACACATCGGTCTGCCGGCTGGCACCGTTGGTTACGTCTGCCCCCGTAGCGGCTTGGCGGCAAAACACGGTATTGCCGTACTCAATGCCCCCGGCGTGATCGATCCCGGCTACACCGGTGAAATTCTCGTTAATCTTGCCAACTTTGGCGCATACCCCTACATGATCCACCGGGGGGAACGAATCGCACAACTAATCATCCACAAGACTGTAGATGTTGACTGGCAGCACGTCACGGAGTTCGACGAAACACAACGCGGCAACAACGGCCACGGATCAACAGGAGCCTAAAACAATGCCACGAAACTGGAAAACAACACCACACTCTCACTATGGCTCAACAACGCCATCAAACAAGGCCAACAACAACCCCCACAACGCACACCCGACTACTGGGAAGGGTGGTGCGACGCCCTAAAACGCGCAAAACACATCCACGAAACAAACACACCAAACCCATAACCAAACACAACAACACCAATAAGAAAGGAGAATAAAATGAAAACAACACCACAAACCCTACGGTCAATCGCCACCCTAATCCCACTACTCCAACCCACCACCCCCACCCCAAACTACAACCCACAAACCGGTGGCCACAAGACCCCCGGGCCAAAACCCCCCACCAACCTCCACCACCTCCACACCACCCACACAACCCTCGACGAACTCGCCGACATCATCCACACCATCTACCAATCATCAAACAACCCCCACACCCACACCCCACGGTGGCGGATACACACCCACCTCCCACACCACTGCCACTACCTCGCAAACCACATCGCGCTCATAGCCGCAACAAAGGAGCCACAGCAAACCCACGCTGACATCCGAGTCATAGAACAAGAACTCACAAACCTTGTTGACCCCACCCACAGACCCGCCGATTTGACAAAAATAACACCACCAATGCTAAACTGAACGTAAGAACCATCTACGCCCATCTAACAGGCGCGTAGGTGGTTCTTTTGCATGCGTACGTAAAAGTCACCACACTGTGGTTTTTGCCCGCCTTTCGCCACAGTATGGAGCCAAGCGCCACACCATGAGGTCTCCTTACATGAAAGTCTGAACCCCGTGGCGCTGCGTACACATGCACCAAAACTTTACAAACACAACAAAACAAAAACAGGAGGCGCTTTGCTCCACATCATCACCGGCCCACCCGCCGCCGGGAAAAGCACCTACCTCAAACAAAACGCCAAACCCGGGGACATCCGCATAGACTTCGACGACCTCGCAAACCTACTCACCGGCAAAGACCCCGCCAATCACGAACACGACCGTGACATACGCGACCTAGTCCGAGCAATGCGAACAACCGCAATCAAAAAAGCCATGCAACAAACCCGCCGCGATGTGTGGATCATCCACTCCAACCCGGCGGAAAACACCATGGCAAAATACAAACAAGCCGGTGCCACGATCCACACTATTGACCCCGGCAAAGATGTTGTGATGAAGCGGATCAAACAACAACGCCCACCCCTCATGCTCAAAGTAGCAGGGCAGTGGTACGACCGGGGCAAACAAGCCACTAAGCCAAAAGGCAAAGCAAAAAGCGCCACGGCAAAAGGTTTAGGTTATAAACACCAACAGCAACGCGCAAACCTCCTACGCCGCCACATCGACGGCACCCCCTGTTGGTGGTGTGGCAAACCCATGTACAAAGAACCTGTAAGAAACTTTGATAAGAAATCCCTACATGCCGATCACATCAACCCGCGTGCTAAAGCCGGGATCGCAAACAACCCACCTGATAGGCTCATGCATCACACGTGCAACAGTCAGCGCGGAGACGGCAGCCGCGACCATGAGCGCCCCGCCGGTCTTACACAGGGTTTTGCCTGGTCAAATACCCTCCCCCCCAAAAATATCTAGGGGGTTGGTCGCCTAGACCCACCCACGGCCATCACGGTCCTCTCATTCTCTCTCCCTATTACTTTTTTTGGTTTTTCTTATAAGTACCCTATGAGTCTGAGGGTTAAAAATTAGGGTAAAAATTAGGGTGAAAATTAGGTTTGAGCTGCGTAAATGTGCTACAATAAGGGTTGTAAACATGATAAAGCCCCGCAAGTGTTGCAGCACTCCGGGGTGTGACCGACCATTAGGGAGTCGATATGAATCAGCCTATCACCCATGCTCGTAAAGTGCGTAAGGCTCGTGCTCGTTTCTCGAAAGCTGCTTGTGCTGCTGATACTATTCGTGATTTTGGCCACGATATGGACATTGTTGGCCTAACCTATGGGCAGTTCTCGTTAATTGATCTGATTGAGGCTGCCTTGGACATCACTGGCCCCGCTGATGTGACTATTTCCACATGGTCTGCTGGTTTTTATGATGTTGAGGCCGCGAAAAACTTTAGGGATAACGGCAAACTGCGTTCTGTGCGTTTCGTTATGGACTCTGGTCGAGCAAAAAAGGGGCAGGCCGGGGTGTATGACATTGACGAACTTTTCGGTGAGGGGCATACGGTGCAGGTGTGCACGCACGCAAAGTTTGTTCTGATCCGTAACGATGAGTGGAACGTCACTATTACATCGTCTATGAATCTGAATAAGAATATTCGGTGTGAGCAGTTCGAGATGACGGATGACGCGGGCCGCTGTGACATGTTTCAGGGTTTTGTTGATGCGGCTTTTGAAGATGCGCCGCCATCTGGTGATCATGGTCGCACGATGCCGGGTTTGCCGTCGATGCCTGAGGGGTTTCAGGTGAGTGCGCTTGCTGGTGTGTCTCGTAATTCTAGTCCGATTAGGTTAGGGGTGTTTACGGATTGACGGATTTGGATGTTGAGCGTCTGGCCGATGGCCGGGCGCTTTCTCCTTTTGATGAGGAGGTAGTGGCTACGGTGGCGGGTTTGCTGCGTAGGGTGCGTGATGCTCGTGCCCGTGTTGATAATGAGGGGTCAATTATTGACGATGGTAAGGGTTTCCCGGTTGAGCACCCGGCGTTGAAAGTTGAGCGCCAGGCATCTGCCGAGCTGCGTGGGTGGGTTGATAAGCGGCCTGATTTGTTTGGAAAGATGGCGGCCCCGTCGCAGGGTCAGAAGTCTGCGCCTGTGGGGCGTACGCCGGGGGGTTTGTCGAAGTTCCAGGTGGTTTAGGAGGTGATGGGGTTTGTCTGAACTCGATGAGTGGGACGAGTGGGACGAAGATGACGATGATGGCGTTGACGGTGATGTTGACGCGCTGATTGGTGTTCAGACCCCGCGCCTTGAGAATGTTCCTAAGGGCCACCCGGGGCGCGGTGAGCTGGCTGTCCAGTTCGTCCGAGAAGTCGGCATGTCTTTGTTGCCGTGGCAAGAAGACTGTCTGCGTGATTTTTTTCGCGTTCGTCGTAACGGTAAGTGGTCTTCACGTGAGTTTGTGGGGGTTGTTCCCCGTCAGAACGGAAAGGGGGAACTGCTTGTCGCGATTGAGTTGTGCGCGATTTTCCTGTTTGGCTGTCGAACGATTTTTCATACGGCGCACTTGATGGATACGGCGATTGATGCGCAAAAGCGTCTTTGGTCTTTCATTGAGGGCAACGACGATCTGATGTATTGGCGCTACCACAATGTGAAAGACTTAGAAAAATATGAGCATGACTTTGACCCTAAGCTCATGCCCCGGTTGCAGTCGTCGAACGGGAAAGAGAACATTGAGTTCCCGGCGTTGAAATGCACCGTGTATTTTCGTACCCGCACGGCTAAAACTGCGCGTGGTATGTCGGTTGATCTGTTGATTTACGATGAGTGCTACAACCTTCCTAACCAGGTGTTTTCTGCGATGGATTCAACGACGCGCGCACGTAAAAACTCGCAGAAGATTTTCATCTCCTCCCCGGTTGATCGGTTTGAGCATGTTCATGGTGCTGTGTTTTCTGCGAAACGGTGGGCTGGGATTGATCATAAGCGGGGTGTGTTGCTTAAGGAGTGGTCGGCGGCCCCGGATGATGACCCGTTAGACCCGGAGGTGTGGAAAAAGGCTAACCCGTCGCTTGGGCCTGTTGCTCAATATGATGATTTGGAGGCTGCGGCTGCGGCTGCGGCGGCTTCTGAAGAGTTGATGTTGTCGTTTAAGGTTGAGTCGCTGGCTGCGGGTAATTGGTATCCACGTAAGGGTGAAAACCTCGATGAGTTTATTCCAATCATCGACACCCAGGTGTGGGAGAGCATGGTTAGCGTATCCCCGCGTGTTGTGGGGGAGTGTTGTATGGCCGCGGATGTTGCGCCGGGTGGTTCGTCTGCGTCGCTGGTGGCGGCGTTGGAAACTGATAAAGGCTATCACCTGACGTTGCATAATACGAAAGAGTTTGAGCGGGAGGCGCTGGTTGCTGGGATCATTGACACAGTTGAGTTGAATGATCCGTTAGCGGTGGTGGTTGATCCTAAGTCCCCGGCTGCTACGTTGATCCGCATGTTGGAGGATGGGGGGGTGGAGCCTGAGACGGTGGGTGCCCGCACCGTTGGTGAAGCATGCGAGTTGTTCCTTGCCCTGGTCGATGAGGGGAAGGTTACGCATGATGGTGATCCGCGTTGGTTGGAGGCGTTGTCTGCTGCTGAGTTTCGTTTGCTTAATGGTAAACGTGCGTTGACGCGGCGTAGTGAGAACGCTGATATCACACCGCTTGTTGCTGCAACATTTGCGGTGTGGGGGTTGCAGTCGTTCAGTATCCCCCGTGACGTAACGGTGAATAGGGTTGAGTCTTATGTGGCCCCGGCCCCGGTGAAGATTCCCGGCGCTGGGGTTGTTGAGTTTTAGAAGGTTGAAGGAGGTGAGGGTGTGTGGATGATGTAAAAGAAATAGGCCATGCGCGGGCCGCAAATACCGGCCCCTTGTTAGATGATAATTGGGATTTGCGATGGCCTCGGAGTGCGTGGGCTTTTGCAAAAATGGGCCGTGAGGACGCGCAGGTTGCTTCTGTGTTGAAGGCGTTGATGTTGCCGATTCGTCGTGCAACGTGGCGTATTGATCCTAATGGCGCGGATGTGGATGTGGTGGCGCGTGTTTCTGAGGATTTGCGTTTGCCGATCTTGGGTGATGATGTGGCTAGGCCGTTTGCGCGCCGGGCTGGCCGGGTGTCATGGAACGAGCATGTGCAAAAGGCTTTGCTGGCTTTGCAATTTGGGTGCATGTTCTTTGAACAGGTTTACGCCGTGGGCGATGATGGTGAAGAGCATTTAGTTAAGTTGGCACCACGTCTACCTGGCAGTATCTCAAAAATCAACGTCGCACGGGATGGTGGTTTAGAATCCATTGAACAGTTTGCGGATTCACAAGATCGTAAGGATAAATCGCCAGTGATCCCGGTGTCTAGGCTTGTTGCTTATGTGCATGAGCCTGTGGATGCATCATGGACTGGTACGAGTGTTTTACGCCCCGCGTATAAGCATTGGGTGCTGCGTGACCGGCTATTACGTTTGGAGTACAACACCCTTGACCGTAATGGTATGGGTGTCCCGGTGTACACCGGGTCTGTTGACGCGGTGAACAAAAATGAGGACTTGAAACACGGCGCTGACATTGCCATGTCTTTGCGCTCTGGTGAGTCCTCCGGGGCGGCTATCCCAGCCGGGGCAAAACTGGAGATTAAGGGCACTAGCGGGCAGCTGGTTTCTCCGCGTGCGGCGATTGAATATCACGACAGTATGATGGCTAAGGCTGTTTTGGCTCACTTCCTTAATTTGAGTGATGGTGGTGGCTCCTACGCCCTGGCGGAAACACAGGCTGACTTGTTTATTCAAGCATTGCAAACGATAGCTGAGTGGGTCGCAGACACTGCGACACAGCATATCGTTGAAGATTTAGTCGATGTGGCGTTTCCTGAATATAAGGGCACTTGTCCCCGTGTGATGTGTGATCCGATTGCATCGAAGAAAGAGCTGACAGCTGAGGCGCTGTCCCTGTTGATTAACGCCGGGCTAATCATTCCTGATCGCGATTTGGAAGAAGATTCACGTCGTAGGTACACGCTGCCTCCAAAGCGGCCCTACCCGGATGAGGAGCAAAAGTGAAGAAACGAATTGAGTTTAAGGCCTTAGCGGATAACGCCGCTGAGGTCTTTTTTTATGGAGTAATTGGCGACTGGGATAACTCCGCTGAGCAGTTGGTTGAGGACTTGAAGTCCTTTGAGCATGGTGACATCACTGTCCGTATTCATTCGTGGGGTGGTGATGCGTTCGATGGTTTGGCGATTATGAATGCTTTGCGAGCACATGAGGGGCATGTGACCTGTGTGGTTGAGGGTGTTTGCGCATCGGCTGCGTCGGTGATTGCTGTGGGTGGGGCTGACACTTTGGTGATGCGTCCGAATGCGGAGCTAATGATTCATGATGCGTGGGCGCTTGTGGATGGTAACGCCGATGAGTTGACGCGCCTTGCCGGTCAGCTGTCGAAGCTATCTGACGAATACGCGGCTGTGTATGCGCGTAAAGCGGGGGGCGACCCGGCTGTGTGGCGTGAGGCTATGCGTTTGGAGTCGTGGTTCACCGCTGAGGAGGCGGTTATGGCTGGTCTTGCTGATCGTGTCGAAGATGGTCGTGAGATGGAAGATGTTCAGGAGCTTGTGGGGGCGATGGCTAAGGCGCGGCATTACAGGTCTCGTGCTGAGGCTGGTCGCCCCGCAATTTTAGATCGATTGAAGGAAGGAGTTCATGTGAGTTCTTTGGAGAAAATCGCCCGCATGTTGGGTGTTGATGCGGCCTCGGATGAGGCTGTGGTGTTGGAGGCTTTAGCTGAGGCGTTGGAAGAGCGCGCTGAGGCTGATACGGATGTTGCAGTTCCGGTTGAGCCGGTAGCTGAGGCCGTTGAGTCCGTTGAAACCGTTGAAGATGTTGAGGCTGTTGAGGTTGAGGACACTGAACCTGAATCTGAGGGTGATGAAGTCGCTACCGATGAGGCGCTTACCGTCACGGTTGACGCGGCCCTTTATGAAGAGTTGAAGAAGGCCGCTGCTTTTGGTCGTGAGGCGCAGGCCCGCGCTGAAATCGCTGAGCGTGAAGCTCTCGTAGATGAGGCAGTTAAAGATGGTCGTATCAGCGCCGCCGCCCGTGGCCGCTGGTGTAAGGCTCTTGAGGCTGATCCGGTGGATGCAAAACAGCGTTTGGCGGCTATGCCGTCCGGGATCATTCCCCGGGCTGAAATCGGCCACGGCCTTGACACGGAAGAGTCCGAGTCTACGCCTGGCAAACCTATTGTTCGTGGTTTTGCCGCAATCAATCTCTAACCCCCCTTTTTTGAAGGAGATGAATTATGTCTAACCCTATTTTTCGCGATGGGCCTCTCACTTTTGATGTGGCTGAGGATGTGAAGAAGCACCGCCTGGTTCAGCTAACTGCGAATGGTGTGAAGCACGCTACCGCTACGTCTGATGTGTTTGGTGCTGTCGTCAACGATGGCGCAAAGCTTGTGTCTCGCACTGTGAATGATCTGCGCATGGGCACAGGCACCCCCAATGTTGTGGGTGTTCATTGCGCCCCGGCCACTGTTGAGCTGGAGGCCACCGCCAATGCGACCGCCATCACCCCCGGCACGAAGGTTTATGCCGATGCGGACGGGAAGATCAAGACCGGCACCGGCAAGCTCGTAGGCATCGCCGTTCGTAAGGGTGAGGGCAACACTGTCGCTGTTCGACTTCTAACCCCCGTCGCAGCGTCCTAGCTCGGCGGCTTTTCTGATTGGAGAAACATATGGCTACCCGAGTAGTTAATTCCGCGTTTGATGACGCTGCCCTCACCGTCTCTGACATGGTGAAAGACCCCACCTGGATCCCACAGCAGATTGCAGAAGCCCTAGACGGGTCTTTTATTGAAGACCTGGTTTTTCGTAACGGTGGCACCAATGATGGTGTTGTAGCGTTTCGTGAAATGGCCTCCCCATTCCTGAGCAGTGATGCGGAGAATGTGGCTGAATTTGCTGAAATCCCGGTCGCTGATCCGATGCTCGGTGACGTGAAGTCCATCGTTGGTAAGAAGGTTGCTCTTGCTATTCGCGTGTCTCGTGAGATGCAGCGGTTTAACAAGATTGACCAGGTGCAGCTGCGTATGCAAGCGCTTGTTCGTACGATGGTGAAGAATAGTGTTGCCGCGTCGATTAAAGCGCTCGATTCTGCTGACATTGCTACCGCTGCTGCGAGTAAAGCATGGGGCCAGGCTGATGCTGATCCTATGAAGGATGTTTTCGACGGGATCGAAGCAATCCAGGGCGCAAAGGCCACCACGGTTGACAACGCTTACTTTGGTTATGAGCCTGATCTTATTCTGGCTCACCCCACTGTAATTACAAAGCTGATCCGCAATGAGAAGGTGCAGAAGCTTTTCATCGGTGATGTTGCGCACGACAACCCCTTGTATAAGGGTTTGAAGAATATTCAGATTGCTGGTTTGGATGTGGCTACCACCCGGTTTATGCCCGCAGACTCCCTCTATATTTTGGAGCGTGGTACCGCTGGTTTCGTTTCCGATGCTGACCCGCTGACTATCACCGACCTCTATGAAGAGGGCGGCAATAGTGGTCAGGGTGGGCCGCGTCAGACGTGGCGCGCCGATGCGTTCCAGAATCGTATTGTCGGTGTGGATAATCCTAAGGCGATTTTCAAACTGACGGGAATTAACGGCTAATGGTTTACCGTCTGAATGTTGATTTTTGGAAGCCAGACAACACCCACGGATATGTGAAGGGTGATGTGCTTGACGGGATCAACGAGGTTGACCTTGAGCGGTTGATCCGCTGTGGGGCTGCCGTTGACGTTGAAACTATTGCCGTGGTTGAGCCGGTCGCTGCTGTTAGTGGGGCGGCTTTAGAAAGTGAAGCCGCTGAACCTGTGGATGCGGCGGTGTTTGAGTCGGAGGGGTTGAAGCCTCCGAAAAAGTCCCAAGGTGAGCAAGCATGGCGCGACTACGCCGACAAGCTCGGCATTGAGACTAAGGGCATGACCAAGCAAGAAATTATTGCCGCTACCACCCGCTAGGAGGTGAGCCGTCTTGTCTGAGTTCGTTTCAGTCGACGATATTAACGCCCGTCTAGCGGTGCCGGTCAGACCTGAACAACACGATAGGGTCCGTGTTCTCATTGGTGATGCGGTTGAGTTGTTGAGGCTTGAGTTCAGTCGAGTGGGCCGCGACTTTGACAATGAGGTTGAGTTCACCGATTGGGTGGGGCCAACAGCTCGCCGCGTTGTGCGTGACATGGTTTCCGCCGCCGTCATCATTGGCGGCAATGTTGGTGCCCGGCAAGTTTCGTCCACGACGGGGCCAATGGCTGACTCCATCACATACGCCGATGTGTCCTCTGTGTCATTTTCGGGTATTAAGCTGCTCGACTCGCACCGTGAGGCGCTTGGTTTGCCAATTGATGCTACGCCGCGTGGCTGGTTTCCCCGCCCCGCTTGTTGGCCTGAGTGGAGGTGGTGAGCCGTGGAGTCAATCACTATTGTTAGGCAGCAAGATGTGGATGAGGACGGCCATGTTCTTGGAGCTGAGGATGCGTTTAGCGTTGCCGGGGTTGTGTACCCGTCCGGTGAGTCGAAAGCCCTGGACGTTGACGTGGATGGGGATACGTCCTCTTTAGATGTGTTGATCCCCTCCGGGTTTGATATCGCTGTGGATGACCTTCTTGTTATTCGTGGTGTTTATTACCGTGTGGTGTTTGCCCCGTTTGATTGGTCTGTGGGGCGGCGTGCCTGGAATACCCGGCACCGTCCAGGTGTGAAGATTCGTGTGGAAAGGGGGGAGGGCTAGTGCCTGCTCCGAAGGTTATGTTTAATGAGGCTGCGGTGGCGGCGTGGATGGTTGAGAATCTGTCCGGGCCGCTGTTGGAGGCTGCAAACCAGGTAGCAGCCAGTGTCCCCGCCGATCATAATGTGAAGGTTTCGTCCGGGGTGGGCCGTAACGGTAGGCCGTTTGCGATGGTAACCCTTGCTGAGGCTAAGGGTTTAGCGTCGCAGGCTAAGCACGGTACCTTGACCCGTGCCGCCGCATCTAGTGGCCTTGACGTGAGAAGGTACACGAAATGAAGTGGGTGCAGCCGGATAATGCGCAGCGCGTTCGTGATTGGCTACGTAAACGTGTAGACGGTGACGGGCGCATTCGGTCGCAGGTTCCTGAAAAGTGGACACCCCGGGATGGTCCCGTAGTGACGGTCGTGTCCGACGGTACGCCGGTGTCCGAGCGCGGCTATGTCACCGAGCTTGTGCGCATAACTGTGCACGGTGTTGACGCGCCGTCAACGCGGCGGTTTATGGCCGATATTGATTCTGTTCTTTTGACCCCGCTAGCCCGATTGGGCGCGGGGTTTTCTATTACCCCGGCTACCGGCTTGATTGTCATAAAAGACAGCAAGCTCGGAGGTTGGGTGTCATCTGTCACCTACCGGGTGACAACAAATCGAGTTTTAGGAGGTTCGCGCAATGCCACGTAATTTGCGTAATCCGGAAAATATTTACGCCCTGTCCGATATGCAGGTGTATGTCACCGACTTCGATGATCCGAAGATCGGCAAGAATGGCTTTTTCCCCCACTACTGGGAGAACGTCGGCATTATGGGTGAGGATGCGTCTGTTGCCCTGAAGAAGACCATCGACAAGGACAAGGTCAAGGGCATGTCCTATGGCGTGGTCGGCCTAATCACTAAGCCGGGTGAAATGACCGCTGAGTTTGAGTCCCTTGAGGACAACATGACCGTCCGGGATTTGCAGTGGCCTGAGGCCCAGGAGGATGGCGGCGTTCGTCTGCTCCGTTCCACTGGTAAGCCGGCTAAGCGGCACTGGGCGTGGGTGCAGGAGCGGGAGGACGGCACATTTAAGATCACCGTTACCCGCCGTAAGGCGGTTGTTACGGCTGAGGATTTGGGCCGTGGTGCAAAGCCTGAGGGTGTGAAGTTCAGTGCTGAGTTTTTCCCCGATAGTGACCAGGTGTACTTCGAAGAGTACATTGTTGCCCCCGATGGTAAGGAGATGGCTGTGGATTTGAAGCAGATTCGTTTCGTTGATGATGCATCTGCTAGTGAGAACGACCCGCTAGTGTACAAGTTCACCCTTGGTGCTCCGACAGGTGGCACCTGGGACATCACCTCTGGCGGGTACACCGCTAAGGGTTTGGCGCACAACGCTGATGGCGCTGCGGTGCAGAAGGCGCTTCGCGAAGCTGGCGATAAGGACGTCGAGGTCACTGGCACCGCTGCCGCTGGCTTTGTTGTGAAGAAGTCTAACGGCGCTGTGAGCGTGAATGTTCTCAAGCTGACGGGTGATAAGTACCCGAACGGCAAGCGGGTTGAAGTGACTACCGCTGCGGCTTAACGCCGCGTGATCGGTGGGGGCTGGGACTTTTTGGTGGTTTCCTCCTAGCCCTCACCAACCCCTTTTAGACATTTGGGGGAAGTGAAACCGCCTTTGTTTTTGTAAACCGCCCCCTTTTTTTGGAAGGAAATCACCATGACCGCTAAGAAGACTGAAACTCCTAAAATTGAAGAGCAGGATTACACGCCTGAATACGTTGACCTAAAGGTTCGTTTGCGTGGGCAAGATTTGACTCTCAAAATCATTGCTGATTTTGATGACGCGCCGATTGAAGCAATTGAGCACTTCCAGAATGACCGGGAGCTATCCGGGTTTAAGCTGCTGCTTGATGATCAATCGCAAAAGGTTTTGAGCCGTATGCGCACGAGCCTTCGAGAGTTTCGTGAAGTCCTTCTTCCCGCGTGGAGTGAATTGCAGGGGGCCGAGGGGGAATAGAACTGGGGCTACCCTCCGGGGTGGCCCCATACGGGCGCTGGTCGATGCTGCGATGGCTGCATAAGTTCTCTGAGCAGTTAGAAGTTGATTTTCGACGCTTTTACCACCTCGACTACCGTTATCGCGATGGCAGTATTCCCTTACGGCGTGTACTGGTTTTAACTCTCGGACTTGACCGCGATGAGTCGCTGTTCTGGTCTGCCCTGTTTGACCGTGACCCGTTTTCCGTCACAGATCACCTTTTGATGGATATTTGGGCCGGGTTAGGTGACAAAGAGCAAGACCACCCGCGGCGGCGTAGGCGTGAAGAGCTGGAAAAGCAGCGCCGCAAACAGCTGTTGCGTGCTCGTGCTAAAGCTGCTGAGAAGCGCCGTCAGCAATTACTTAAAGCCCGTAAAGCTCACTAACACTCACCCTTTTTTGTAGGAGGTTTATTAACCATGGCCGCTATTGGTTACGCGTCTTTGCCTATTACCCCGTCGCTGCGTGGTTTGCAGAAAGCTATCCGCGCTGAATTGGAGGTGCCTTTGGCGCAGGCGTCTGCGAAAGCTGGGCAGGCCATGGAAAAAACCCTAGTTTCGGCGGCTGATAACGCTGCAAAGGGTGTGGAGCGTGCCCGTAAGCGTGAAATCGACGCTGCAAAGAAAGTAGAGGACGCGGAAAAGCAGATTCAGTCAGCTAAGCAAGCCACTGAGAAGACTACACGGCAGGTTGAGGCGGCGGAGAAGAACTTGCAAGCCGTCCGTCAGAAGGGCAAAGCTGATGTTGCTAAAGCTGAGGCCGATGTTGCGAAACTTCGTGATAGTGGCAAAGCATCTACCGAGGTGTTAACCGCCGCTGAAGAGAAGCTAAAAGCCGTTCGTGCAAAAGCTGATTTTGCGGCTATCGCTGCTGAAAACAAACTAGTCGACGCTCGTGAGAAATCGATTGATTCGGCGGCTAGGGTTGAAGCTGCTGAAGAGAAGTTAGCGAAAGCGAAAGCTCGTGCCCTTGATGCCTCCGATAACGTGATTAGTGCCTCCCAGCGCTATGACGCGGCGCTGCAAACGTCGGCTGGTGCGTCCGTTGCGTTTGCGTCCAATGTTGAGAAAATGGGTGCGCCGCTGGCTGGTATAGCGACAAAGTTGAAGGCGCTTGCACCTGCGGCCGCTGGTGCTGTCGGTATTTTCGGGGCGGCTAACTTTTTCGGTGACGCTGTCACTAAGGGCCGTGAGTTCGATACGGTTCTAGGCGCTATTAAGGCCGTGTCTGGCGCGACGGCTGAAGAGATGGCGAAAGTCAACGAGAAGGCTAAAGAGCTCGGTAAAGATAGTGAGCTTGCTGGCACGTCGCAGTCGTCCGCAGCAGCGGCCATGCTTTCCTTAACAAAGGGTGGTTTGTCTGTTTCTGAGGCTATGGATGCGGCGAAGGGTTCTATTCAGCTGGCTGGTGCCGCGATGATTGACGGCGGGCAAGCTGCTGACATTCAGGTCGCGGCGATGAGTGCTTTTAAACTCGGCGCTGAGGACGCTACACGCGTTGCTGACGTTTTGGTTAATACTGCGAATGCGGCTGCGACGGATGTTCCTGAATTAGCTGAGGCGTTGAAGTACGCAGGCCCAGCTGCGGGTTCCCTAGGTGTGTCCCTTGAAGATACGAATACGATGCTTGGTTTGTTTGCAAATCAGGGTATCAAGGGGTCTATGGCTGGCACTGCGATGGCTAGCACGTTTACTGATTTGCTGGCCCCGTCGAAACAGTCCGCGAAAGCCCTTAAAGAGATGGGTATTGAGGCGCTGGATGCTGACGGCAAATTCGTCGGTTTGCGTGCCATTAGTGGGCAGTTAGCTGACGCGCAGAAACGTATGGGTGATGAGGCTTTTATTGCCGCGTCGAAGGTTGCTTTTGGTGAGACTGGTGTTAAGTTTGCGACCACTGCGGCGGCTGCTGGTGCCGAGGGGTTCGATGAATTACGCGATAAGCTCGATAAGGCGGGTAGCGCTGGTGATACTGCTGGTGCAAAACTCGCCGGGCTTAACGGCGCGATGGAAGAAGTTGAAAATGCGTTAGATGGGTTGAAGCAATCTTTTTATGAGAATGTTGCGCCTTTTTTGACGGCTCTTGCTGTTAAGGTTGCTGGCAGCATCAATAGCCTGACTGACGGCTTTAACAGTGTGATGAAGTTCATGCGGGAGAATAAACCTCTGGCTGATGCGTTTGCGGCTGCTGCTGTGGGCGTGTCTGTGGGTTTGGCTGCGTGGGCTGTTCAACAGAGAATCGTTGCCGCCGGGGGTATGTTGGGAGCGTTGAAGCAGCTTGTGGTGTGGACGAAGCTGCAGACCGTGGCGCAGGGCGCTTTGAATGTGGTGACGGCGCTCAACCCGTTTGCCGCTGTCGCTTTGGCGATTACCGCAACGGTGGCGGCTTTAGGGTTTTTCCTGACAAAAACGGAGACGGGCCAGAAGCTCGTTGCGGGGTTTGGTGAGACGGTTAAGCACGTGTTCTCCGGCCTTGTGGCTTTTATTAAACCTGTGTGGGTGAGCATCGTTAATGATGCAAAGCAAGCATGGTCAGGTGTGGTTAACACCTTTAATGATGTGAAGGGGCATATCCAACCCATCATTGGCGGTATTAAGGCCGCTGTGACTGATTTGTTCACCGTTTTTAAGGGCGGGAGTGATGGGCACGTCGCTTTGCAGAATCTGATTGGTGTAGATAAAACCAATACCGTTTTGCTCACGCTCTTAGATGTTCATCAAAAGTTTAACGCGGTGCGGGATGCGGCTGCTGATTTGTTTCAGAAACTGCAGCCGGTGTTTGACGCGATGGTTAATTTTGCGGCTGGCACTGGTTCTGCGTTTGTGGACGTGGTGAAGATTCTCGCAGGTACGTTCACCGATTTGGGGCAGCAAATTGGAGCTGCGGTTCTGCCTGTGTTGCAAACATTGTGGAATGATGTAATTGTTCCCCTTGGTGATGCGTTGAAGCAGCTGTGGGAATTGGCGTTGCAGCCACTGTTGTCCCAGCTAAAGGAACTGTGGGCCATTCTTGAGCCTGTGCTTTTGCCGGTGCTTAAGGCTGTGGGCATTGTTGTGGGTGTTGTGCTGGCTGCTGCGTTTTTTGCGGTGGTTGCATCTTTGCGTGTGTTTGCTGAAGTGTTGAAGGTCGCAGCATCGGTTGTCGGTTGGGTTACTGAAAACGTTCTCCCGGTCTTTATCACCATATTGGGCAAGGTCGGAGGATTCATTATTGATCTTGTCCAAAATAATATCGAGCGGTTCAAGGTAGCACTTGAGGCCGTTGGCAACGTTATTGGCTGGTTGAAAGACCACATGTCGGCTGTATGGCAGGCGATTGTTGACGTTGTAGGCGAGCGAGTACAAGCCATGCTCAACGTCCTAGGTGGCGTAAAGGATAAGATTACCGGCCTATTTGCTACCGCTGGCACGTGGTTGAAAGACATCGGCACTCGGATTATTGACGGTTTGGTCAATGGTATTAAGGCCGGTGCTGGCAGGGTTGGCAGCGCTATTAAGTCCGTTCTACCGGGCCATGTTCAGGGCTTTGTCCCACAGTTAGCGCTTGGTGGGCAACTGCCGGGCTATGCAACAGGTGGCGGTTACCGCTTACCGACATCCGGCCCCGGCACTAATGAGGTTGACGGTTTTCTCGCATTCAACACCGCAGGTATGCCCGTCGCACGCCTTGATGCGGGCGAATGGGTTATTAACGGTGATAGCTCGCAGAAGTATGCGCGCGAGTTAGCGATGATTAACGCCGGTACGTTCCCTAAGCTCCCCGGGTTTGCTGAGGGTGGTTTCATTGCGAAAACGTCGGATGAGATTAAGAAGGCGTTGGAGTCCGTATCATCGCCGTATATTTTCGGTGGATGGTCCGAGGCTGGTGTGGACTGTTCCGGCGCGATCTCCCTGGCTGTGAACGTTTTCCGTGGGTTGGATAAGTTCGACTCTAGGACTGCGACAGCTGCCGAGGGCGCGTGGTTGGTAAACAAGGGCTTTAGTGAGGGCCGTGGTGGTGAAGGTGACTTTAGGGTCGCTTTCCTGAACGGTGGCCCCGGTGGTGGGCATACTGCTGCACAATTACCTGACGGCACGTTTGTTGAATCTGGTGGCAATACCGGGCAGGGTTTGACGATTGGCGGCAAAGCTGGTCCTCTAGAAGGCCGTGGTTTCACCGACTGGTACTACGCTAAAGGTGCTGAGCATGTCGCTGAGGCGTTGTCTGAGACTGCATCTTCGTTCTCTGACACGTCTTCTGCTGCGTCTACTGCCTCTAGTTCATCTAGCGGTAGCAATTTTGGTAAAGCACAAGAACTGTTTGACCGGGCGGCAAAACACCTGGGTTTGAAGTCCGAGAATGCTAGCGGCGTTGGTGTAAACAACAGCGGTGACCCGCTGCTGTCCGATGAGAATCGCGATGCCGCATTAGGTTCGTGGAATGGCCCTGATTGGGGGCCGGAGTTCTTTGCCCACGAAATCGCACGATCCGCAAAGGATGCGGGCCTTGGAGTTGCCGCCGCCATCATCGGCGTTGCAACAACACTGGTTGAATCTGGTAACCCGTTGAAAATGTGGGCCAATAACGCAGTGCCGGAATCGTTGAGTTTCCGCCATGATGCTGTTGGCAGCGACTCTGACAGCATCGGGTTGTTCCAGCAGCGGCAGGCTGGTTGGGGTACGGTTGAGGAACGCATGACGCCGTTTAAGTCGGCTGGCATGTTCTTTGATCGTTTAAAGCAATTCGACTGGGAGAACATAGACCCGGGCGCTGCCGCACAAAAAGTGCAGGTGTCTGCGTTTCCTGACCGCTATGCGCAGCAGATGGACGCGGCTAAAGGCCTTGTGGGGCGTGCCGGGATCTATGACACTGGCGGCGTTTTGCCACATGGTGTTACAGCGCTTAACCTCTCGCACAAGCCTGAAATCATCATTAACAACGATCAGTTGACCGCGTTTAGCCGCCTGTCTAACAACCTTGGTGCACTGGTACCGGTATTGGAGCGGGCGGTGGCTACGGGTGATTTTCGTGGTGGTGAAGCTCTCGGTTTGAGCAAGAATGATCCACTGGTTGACGCGGCGCTGAAAGCCCACGACGCTTTACGCACGGTGGGTGGTGAATGGGCTGATTCTGCGGAAATCGTTCAGGATGCAGAACGGGGTTTAGCTGAGACTCGTAAGTCTATCGCAGCTGAATTGTCCTCCATTAAGGACAAAGAGGCTGAGGTTGCGGAGCTGCGTAAACAAGTAGCTGAGTTGGAAGCCGATGAGGGCGGATTGTCGGTGCAGTCGCGTCGTAAGATTCAAGACGCAGAAGAAGCGCTGGCAAATGCCCGGGCTAAGGGTAAGGCTGACGCTATTGCGAATGCTGAAAAGCGCCTAGCGCGTGCCCGTGAAGACGCTGACGCGCAGCTAGATAAGTCGGATGCAAAGAACTCTAAGAAACTTCGCGATACTTTGAAGAAGCTGAATAAAGCTGAGGACGAGTTAGCGATTACTCGTAAGCGTTCTGAAGATGCGGCTAAGCGTCTTGAAGCAGCTGAGCGTACGGTCATTGCATCGCGTGTAACTGCAATCGGTGGCGCTGTGCAAAAAGCGTTTGAGGGCGTGGCCGCTGTTTTCAACACCATCGGTGAGCAGTTCGGCATGGTCTCTGAAATGTTGAAGACCGCTGAGGCGGCTCGACAAGAAGTCTCAAAGCTCCAGCAACAGCAGCGCAACGACCACATCGCACGGTTGAAGGCATATCAGGATGCCCGCGTGGCTGAGTGGGATGTGTTCAAGGCCCGCATGGATGGGTTGGTGAGTATTTCGCAGGCTGAGCATGCGGTTGAAGAGGCGCGTGTGGCTGCGACGATGCGTGCGGGATCATCGCTCAACGCCCTTGGTGGTGCCATTGATCGGTTTAGGGATACGGGTGTTTTTCGTATCTCGGAGATCACCGATGAGATGGTTGATGGTTCTGAGGAAGTTACGCAGGCGAATGCGGCGCTGGCTAGGGTGCGTGCTGAGGCGTTGCTTGCTGAGCATGAAGCACAGGTGCGTCAAACTGAGGCATCTTTTGCTTTGGCTGAGGCTACTTTGCAGCAGTTCCAGACTGCACGGTTGCTTGAGGCTGCGACGATGAGGGCAAAGCAACAAGCCGCTGACTTTTATGGGCTGACATCGCAGGGTGCTAATCGTGCACAGCGTGGGTTTACCGGTGTAGGTAAGCTCGTTGGTGGTCTGGGTAAGCTCCTTGGAGGTTTGGCTACCGGCGCGGCTGGTTTCTTAACGATGGGGCCAGCTGGTGCGCTATTGGGCGCGAAACTCGCCATTGACGGTATTAAAGATGCTGTTAGCGGTGGGATGGAGATTCACACTTTCAAGGATGATATCCGGGAAGGGTGGAACAAGCTCGACATCGGCGGCAAAGTCGCTACTGTCCTTGGAGCTGGCATTCAGGGCGCTTCTGGTTTTGGTGGGGCTTATTTGTCGCAGCAAAACCCTGAGGTCGCTGCCGCTTTGGGTGAGTCCGGCGCTGGTTTAGGTAGCTTGGTGATGAACTCTCGCTGGCAGGGTGCGCAGCTGCGTAATGAGCGTGCACAGTCCCTGTATGAGGAGCGCTTGGAGAAGCTCAATCTTGATTTTGCTAAGCGCAAAGCCGATTTGGAAGCTTCCAAGGCTGCGCGGGCTTTGTTGGATTCGAACAAAGCTGAGGAGCTGAAGGCTAATCTTGAGCTGGCTAAACTTGGTGAGGCGATTACTAAAGCATCTACGAAAGATGAGGCCCGTAGGTTAGCTGATGCGGCGGAGGTTGCAGCGGCTCGCCGTGACGAGTTAGTGGCGATTGGCCGGGATCAGTCGGAGGCGCTACGCGCGTACGGTGCTGAGCGTGAACGGTTGACTGTGCCGGGAGCTTCCGGTGGCCCGCAGGTCGTGGAAATCACCTTGCGTGGTTCTGCGATGACCTCCGAAGAGGTCGCTAAGGGGTACGCGCAATTGGGTAGCGTTTTGAAGAACGTGGAGCTGCGTGTCACTCAATTGGAGGATAAGAGTTCCCCGGTTGTTGGTGGTTTGGACTACCACCTGGCCCGCACGTAGGTGTGGGTTTTGTGGAGGGGTCGTGTTTGTGCGGCCCCTCCTTTTTATTAGCTGATTTTTTAGGAGCCTTGTTGTGTCGTCTTTTTACGGTATCCGGTATGTGTCGCCGTTGGGTGTTGAGTTTGATTTGTTTGACCCTCATTCGGAGATTTTTATTCGTGAGGACGGGTTTAACGGGCTTGTGGGGAGTTTTGCGGATGTTGCTGTTTCTGCGGTGGGTGTGCCGGGGCAGCAGTTCGTTGGTTTGAATATTGAGAAAATGGAAGGGTCGTTAAAGTGCTTTGCCATCCAGCAATCTGAGGATCGTCCGTGGGGTGTGGCGTTTGCTGAGTTTAAGGAAGCATTCAGTCATCGCACGCCGGGCACCCTGGTTGTTGAATCGCCCTCATTGGGGCAACTGGAGTGCCGGGTGCGTTTGGCGAGCTCTGTACGTGCGGTGCCGCTTGATCCGAATTGGTCGACTGGTTTGGCTGAGTTCGAGCTGCCTCTTGTGTGTGATGATGGGTTTTGGCGCACAAAGATGATTAACGGGCATTCAGGTAGTGTCACTGTGACGAATGCGGGGGATGTTGATATATGGCCGATGGTGAGGTGGAGTGGGGCCGGTGGGCGGGTCACTTTGCCGTCAGGCGCGGATTTTGAACTGCCTGAGGCGCGGGATTACCGCACCTTGTTTTTAAACAACGCGCAATCGTGTGTGGTTGTTGATGATGAGGGCACCGTTGATCGTGATTTGTGGCGTGCCCTGAACGGTAGCGTGCTGCCTGAGGGCATACCGGTGGGTGCGATCCGCACCTACCAGCTACCAGCCGGTGCGGAGCTGCAATGGCGGCTTGGGTTCTTCGACCCGTTCAAACGATAGGAGAGCATCGTGGTTTTTGATTGGGAACAACACAAAAAGCACCGGGCGCAGGTCATTGCAGACAGTGGGCAGTGGATCGGTTTGTTGAATGCTGACGGCGTGCCAATCTTTGATGTGCCGCCGGTTGTTGATCTAAAAGCCCCGCAGGCGCGTAACGCTCCGACATCGTTCGAGTGCACTATCAACGTAGCCACCGGATATGGGATCGTGCACCCAATTGTTGACGAATTGGTCGCTGACAATTTAGGCATTGTTGGCGGGGATGGTCAATTGGTGCCAGCTGCACAGAAAACCCGCATGATCGTAGTTGAACGTGAGGGTGAGCGTCGTGCGTTCAAGATCACCCACGTTGTTGCAAAGGGTGAGGCAGCCGCCCCACAGACCTTAACGATTCACGGGGTGAGCATGTTGACGTTGCTAGACATGGTGCCGTGCCCATCGTTTCCAGGTGCGTGGAAAGCTGATCAGTGGCGTAATTTTGAACGCGATGAAGGCGCGGAGTTTAGCACGGCGCGTTCACTTGCCCCGATTGAGTTTGCTGCTATTGCTGACGGGTTCACGGTTGGCGGCCCGGCTGAGGCCACTATTCGTAAGCTCATTATGGACTCCCTAGCCGCCGCGTATCGGGTCGCCGGGGTGAAGAACAACCCTCCGATTGTTGTTGACACCCGCGCGTCTAATCGCCCATCACCTGAGGTGTTGATCCGTCCTACGGATAAGTCAATTTGGCAGGAGATACAGGCCGTGGCATTAGCGGCTGGTGTGAGCGTCACCGTGGATTTGTGGTGGCCGGGCGATGAGCAACCACAGGGTGAGCGACTGTCACTGCCGACGGCTGTGGTGCGTGTGGAACAGAAAGGGTAAGTCATGGGTTTTGTGCAACTCGTTGCCAGTGGCGGCGATATGACCGTGGGCCGCCGCACGGCCTCATACATGTATGGTTCTAGGGCTGTCACCCTCCCTGAGGGGTATCAGGACACGGGCAAAGATGACAATCTGGTAGATGGGTATATCTACCGCCCTGAGGGTATGCCTACAGGCCGTTTTGATTTTGCATGGGTGCGAGCCGATGTGAGCGTTGACGCGGGTGACGGGCGCGGGCATGGGCGCTCCGACATGGAGAAGGTTCTTGACTCAACCCTAAAGCGCGTTGACGGTGACGTGTTTTTCGAGCGTGACATTGAGGGCGCTGGTTTAGGTTTCTTCACCCCCGGTGTGGATTTTACCACGGGCGACGTGGTGGGGGTTCGTATCTGGGGCCGGGTGTTGAATCTACCGGTCACGGCGTGTGACATGCTCACAGACAAACAGGGTGTGCGCTGGCGTGTTCACGTGGGTGGGCAACTAATCACCGATGCGGAAACGCTACGGTCGCATAACGACCAAATTAAGCAGGCGTTGGAGGCGGATCGTAAGAAGCTGGCAAAGGATGTTAAGCATGTGAAAACGACGGCGGCGCGCGCTGAGTCAACAGCTGACCGGGCGGCTAAGGTCGCTGAGGGGGCGGAAACGAAAGCCGCTGAGGCGATGAAAAAAGCCACAACCGCCACCTCGGTTGTTGATGATGCCCTCGCGAAAGCAAAAGACGCTCAAGCGACCGCGAAAGCCGCAAACCTTACCACAGAAGAAGGTAAGCGTATTGCGATTGAGGCAAATACCACGGCTACGCAGGCAAATAGTAAGGCTATTGCCGCTGTTGACGCGGCTAATAAAGCGACGCAGAAGTTGGCGGAAACGAACCGCACTGCGATTGCCGCAAACAATAAGGCAGATGAGACGCGGGACAAGATGCTACGCCGCATGCCCACGTTGGTGGCGGGAAACATTGAGGGCAAAACCCTGGAGACTGATTTATTCATAGTCGACCGCGATACCCCCTTAATTGGTGCGCATAGTGCGAAAATAACGATTAAGCCAGGCTGGGAGGGTGTCATTCACGCTTTAACAAAAGCTAACAATGGCGCTGTGGATGTGCACACGGCTATGGCGAATGGGCGGGAGCAAACAATTACGTGGTCACCACGCGCCAACCTGGGATACACCGATGTGTTTATCACCTATTACCGGACAGATTAAGAAAGTGAGTTAGCGATGGCTGTTATTCAAGGGTCTTTGAAAGATGTGACCTCCCAGGCTGCGACGGTGCGGGAGGTATTGATACGGCCTACGCGCACCCGCCCATCTGGTGATGGTTTAGTGGTCGATGAGCCGGTGCGTGTCCAGGTGGGTGAGGCGGGTGCGGTGCGGCTGGTGGTGGAAGAAGGCCCCGCCGTGCTGATATTGGTGAGGCAGTCGAACACACCATATCCGGGGGCTACGGAGTTGGAGCCGGTGCCGATCATCGTGAAAGATGGTCTAAGTTTGGCGCAGGCGGTGAAGGCTGCACAATCGACCGAAGAGGTTTCTGAGGCAGAAGTGCAGCGCATTGCGGCTGAAGTGCAGGTGATGGTGAACCGTGCTGAGGATGCACGCCGCGGTGCTATCACGGCAAAAGATGAAGCTGTGCGCGCCCAGGGTGCTGTGAAGAAGTCGGAGCAGGCGGCAACGAGTGCGCAACAGGGTGTTGCGATGTCGGCACAGGAGGCGCGGGAGGCGGCTCAAGCGGCTGCTCAATCTGAAACACAAGCACAAACGCACGCTAAAACAGCTGAGGGGCACGCGGCTAGGGCTGATGAGGCTAAACAGGGTGCTGAGGCGTCGAAACAGGGAGCTACTGAATCGGCGCGCCTCGCCGGTGTACAAGCGGGACAGGCTTTGTCTCACAAATCTGCGGCACAAGCTGAAGCTAGGAACGCGGCTACATCTGCGACGAAAGCTGAGGGGCATGAGCGGCGGGCGGCACAGATCATCTCAGAGGGGATACCCACCGGTGGTGTGCATTTAAAGCATCTCGCGTCGGAGGTGACGGGCGATGTTGATAAGCGCGTAAAAACCGCTATTGACAAGCTGGTCAATGGCGCGCCGGATGCGTTGGACACGTTGAAGGAACTTGCTGACGCGGTGCAATCTGGTCGCACAGAATCGGAGGCTTTAGTTCGGCAGATTAATCTTCGACTCACTAAGTCGGATGCTGATTCAACGTATGCGACTAAGAGCGAGTTGGCGGGTAAGGCTGACGTATCGCACACGCATGGCGTGTCGCAGATTACTGGTTTGTCTGCGCAGTTGGCGGGCAAGGTTGATTCGTCTGATCCGCGTTTGTCGGATGCCCGCCCGCCTAGGCCGCATAGGATTGCTGAGCATTCTGATTGGCCAGGGAACATTAAGCCGCCTATGTTTTTGCCGGTTGGCCTTTCGACGGCCTGTCGTTTACCTGATGGGCAGCTGCAAGTTAAAGATATTCCCACTGCGAATAACCACGCGGCCTCAAAAAGCTACGTTGACCAACAAGTTCGATCCGCATCGCCCTCGGTGTCTAAACAAACGTTCGCTGGAGGCAAAGGCGTGGTGAAACGCCAGGGCAATGTCGTGGTCATTCAATTCAATGAATGCAGGGCAGGAGATTGGAAAAGCTGGACAGTGCCGTCTGGGTTTCGGCCAACAGAAACGGCTTCGGGTACCGTCTTGAGCGATAGTGGCAACGTATTTTATGCGGTAGTTGAAACAAGCGGACGAGCTTCCATAGATGGCTACTACTCGATAGGCAATGATTCTCGGATTAACGGCGTAGTCACCTACATCATCGACTAAACCAATACTAATTATCAACCACCTCGGAAATGTTGACGGGGTGGTTTTTTCATGCCCCATGCGGGCGGAAAGGAGAAAAACTATGACGATTTTCGGAATTGACATTTCCGAGCACCAAAATGGGTTGAGCCTTGTGCGGGCGCGTGATGAAGGTATTAGCTTTGCCATCATTCGCACCACGGACGGTACTTACCGGGATTCGTGCTATCGCTCCCACGTGGAAGATGGCAAAAATGCTGGTTTGCCCCTGGCGGCTTACCACTACCTACGCCACCCTTCGGAGGGTACGAGCATTGAGCAACAGGTGGCTACCGCTGTGGAGGTGATGGGGGAGCACCGTCTACCTATCTGGTTGGATTGTGAGACTCCCACTCGTTTGTCTGAGCAGCATGTTCAGCGTGCTAAACAGTGCTTTGAAGATCGCGGTATCCGCGTCCTAGGCATTTATTCTTACGTCCCTTATTGGGAGGGTATGGCCGGTGGCGAGCCGTCCACGGCACAGTTCGGGCATGTGTGGGTGGCGGCCTATGGGCGTAACGATAAGGGTAGTCCTACTGATGTTTACCCCGGCGACCATGATAGGCAGTGGTCTTATCCGCTGGGTAACCAGACCCCCGTTATGTGGCAATTCAACTCTAACGCTCGTGTGGCTGGATATTGGGTGGATGTTAACGCCTACAGGGGTAGTGTGGATGAATTGCGCGCCTTGTTTGAGGGTGCCAGTGCACCCGCCCCCGCACCCGCCCCCGCCCCGGTTGGTGGAGGACAGAAAGTTCTTGACTATCCCCGGGATCAGGTCACACAGGACACGTTCTACAACTGTGGCCCCGCGTCCACTCAAACTATTGTGAGGGCTGCGACCGGGGTTCTAGTCGATGAGGCTGTTCTAGCGCATGAGCTGGGAACTACGGTTAACGGCACTGACTATATCGGGTTGATTACCCGCGTGCTGCGTAACCGGCTCCCTGAGGCTAACTACACCACCGTGGAGATGCCCACCGATCCCCCCACTCCTGAGCAGCGGGAGAAACTGTGGGCCGACATCGTTAACAGCATTGACGCTGGATATGGCATTGTCTGCAACATTGTTGCGCCCCCGTCGAACTATCCGCGCGGGGTGTATGGCAGTGCCAGCCCCAACTACCGGGGCGGTGTCGTGTATCACTACATCGCTGCGATGGGTTACCGCGATGACGGCCAAGGGCGTGCTGTGTGGATCGCAGACAGCGGTTTCAGCCCATACGGGTATTGGCTGAGCCTTGACCAACTTGCAACACTCATTCCGCCGAAGGGCTACACCTATGCGGCGGCTAATCCTAAGAAGGAGAATCTTATGAACATTGACAAGCTTATTCTCGACCAGCTGGTGGGATATGAGGAGCGAAACGGACTACCCGCCTTTAGCGGCTGGCCGCAATTGGGTGGTCGCACCCTGGTGGACGCTATCGGCGCTATTGGTGCAGCTCTCGACGTGCCCGGCTGCTATGACACTAA